ATTCAAACGGGGGGTACTTTTTGCGAGACCCCTCCCCCCTAGCTTAGAAAAAAATTTTCTAAGAAGATGAATCAGGAATTGGAGAACCAGGAACAAACGAATCTTGTGTAACTCTCTTGTGAATCCCTGACACGTTGAGGGTGGCGATCTCCTCTATTGCCAATTGCAGAGCCAGGGCCTGGTCCGTCTCACTCAATTCATCAGAAGTTTCAGCAATACGAGCGAGGAAGGAGGGGGTGTGGTAACCTTTCCTTGCATCGAAGGCATACCACTCATCCCATTCAGTGAACGGGTTGTATGGATTGTCAATGGTAGTCAGCATGTACACCATGCTACTGCTCTGCTGTCCACCACCATCATCTGCCATCACTCACCTCCTGCCATCGATGACTTGAGTGTGGACAGCTTGACACCCAACGCATTAGCTACCTCTGCCTGCGTGTACCCACCAGCCAGCATCTGCTTGGCTCTTGCTTGCTTAGCAGATGTCATGACTGTTGGCGGGTGAGGTATGGCGTACTTGCGTACGGTATCCATGTCAGCATTCAGCAAGATCTTGCTCAACTGATTGTTGCTGATAGCACCGGCCTGGATAGCATCCCACTCATCTTGTGTGATGTCTACCCTAGTCTTGCTTGCCCCTGTTCGCAACCGTGACTCGTTCAGTGCTTGATTGCTGATCTTCTTCTCAGTTGCTGCATCCATGTCAGGATTAGCCTGTCTCTTGGCACGGACGGTCTTACCAGCGAGTACCTGTGCCCTTCTTTCACGGGGGGCGTTTCTGAGAGCAATGTCCAGTTTGCTGTCAAGTGAAGCAACCTGATCAGCATACACCTTCTTGGCAGAGGGGGAGTAAGGAATAGACTCAGTACTTAGAATCTCCTTACGTGCCTCATTAGCCAGGGCCTTCATGGAATTGGCATGCTCTGCATAGACCAGCTCAATAGGAGTGCGTGCATCAGAGACTAGACTGAATGCATCAGTAGCCTCAGCGCCCTTCTTTGACTTGGTAGTCTTGAGCTTAGTCTCACCGGTCTTCCGGTCTACATAGGTAGCACCAGTCTCTCTAAAGACTTTCCTACCTGTCTCAGGGTCGATCCTGTAACCCTGCTTTCTCTCATTCACCCTAGTCTCAGCAGTAGACCTGGTAATGAGAGTAGACGCTCCTGCAGTAGCCTTACCCTGATACTTGGTTTTCAGGGCCTTGATTCCGTTGTTCTTAGCCGAAGCCTTGAAATCAAGATGATGCTTCTCTGCATCGATGACTACCATGGAATGACGAATAGCACGAGCCATCTCATCGTCATTTGCTCCACGAATAGTCATGTCCGCAATGAGGTTGGTGATGTTGCCCATCTCCTGACCCTTACGATTAGGATTAGGCTTATCACCATTCTCAAAGACGGGTTCCTTCTTCTTGGCGTTGTATACGCCACCATCGATGGTACGAAGACCATCATACGGTCCATACTCACCCTTAGGATCGAAACCCTTCAATCCTTCCAGGGCTGGGGTACTTTTGATGCGACCCTGGTTATTGGGGATGACAAGAACCGTATCTCCATCAAAGTCTGCACCAGAAAGACGTTCTGCCACAGAATGATGAATTCCGACAGCGTCGCTTTTGAGAGAAGTACCAAGAAGCTTCTTGGCTTCAGGAACACGATTGTTGACCGTCAACTGAGGAATCTCAAAAGTTCCACCATGAGGGAAGCGAACTAGAGCAACTCGCTCACCATCGTGAAAACCTTGAGCGTAGATCTCCGTCGGTTTCATGGAACTAACAGGCAGAAGAACTTTCGTTGCCTGACGAGGCATGTTCGCCGCTTCGAGATGAACGGCAGAAGAATCGGTCTCATCCGCAAAGTCTTCGAGAAGCTTCTTTCTGACAGTCGGATTCGTGAGCGCCTTGATGTCGTTGTACTCTTTGAGGCGATTCTCCCGAGTAACCTTGAGCTGAGCTTCGGCCAGATCAGGATGCTGTTTGGAAAGCATCTGAGCAGGAAGACTCTTTCCCCATGTATCCCAACCGCCTTCTTCGCCAGCCCCTTCCTTGGAACCGACAATGTTCATGGCCGAAATGACGTTTCCGTGCTCATCCATACGCTGACGAATGACAGAGCCAAACGGATTGTCAGGATCGTCCTTGATCTTCTTCATGGCATCCAACTTGTTCCCTGTGTTGGATTTGTTCGTATTGAACATGAGATCCACACCATCGGGGAGATCGTCCTTGTAGACGGCCATTCCCTTCAGATAGTGCGAACCATCCACCATGATTCGAACTTGGGCGTAATGAGCGTCACCAATGGAGACATCTTTGACTCCAGGGCGAACAAAGATGACCCCATCAGCATGAGTTCCACCATCTTCTGCGTATGTGATGCCCACACGCTTCGAATTGATGGAAAGAGGGTCCTTCACGCCGAGGTAGGATCGACCACCATCCTCGGTATGTTCAGAGATGGACCTGATGTTCTCCCGATTCATCCAGGCTTCCTTCTGAGTGACGCCAGGCTTGACCAGAACTCGAACTTGTGTGTTCTTGCCTGTACCTTGCTGGAGAATCGGAACATTGTGAACCCCGTAGCCTTCTTCTTGAAGCATGGCCACAGCAGTGTTGAACTTGGTGGCCGGAATCCCGATGTTCGTACCACCAATAGGCAGATCTCGCTCCGCCTGTGCTCCGATGTCGAGAATCTCCTTTTCCTCGACCTGACGTCTGAGCATGTCAGCCGTTTCTTCGAGAACGTTGACTTTGTCCTTGGCCGAAGGGCTGAGAAGGGAACGAACCGTAGATTCGTTGATTCCCATCTGACGCCCGATGTCCGACGTTGACATGCCTTTCTCTTTGAGGCGCTCCGCCGTACGAATGCGATCACGACGCTGTTCGTTACCCGCAATCGACTTGAGTGCGCGCAACTGATTCATAGTCATGCCGTAGCCTTCGGCGATGTCTTTCTGCTTCATACCGCTCTTCTCGAGCTCTTTGATGGTCTGAAGGAAAGATGCGTTTCGAGCAGACTGAGTCTCGCCCGATCCCCATGGATAGCGACCCGACTTACGGAGAATGCCGTAGTGAGCCAGGAACTCTTCTTCCGACACGTTTCGGATCACTTAGCCTCCTCCCTCTTCAACTGGTTGATGCGGTGATCGAAGATGATGATCTTCTTGGCGATCGACATGATGTCGGATGGCGCTGCGTCATAAAGCCGGACCTCGTCGTCCTGATAGATCCGGAGCTCGATCTCGATGTCGTATGGGTCGATGTCATACTCGAGACTGAACAGCGCTGCGTATACCTCCAACTGATGCACAGAAGTGGGACTAACTCCCGTTTTGAGGTCAGAGATTCGGAGAATGTTTCTCCAGAATGAAATCGCATCAGCTGTGCCGAAACAGTTATCACTGTAGTAAAGAATCACCTCAGCTTGCATCTTGAAGTCGATGCAGTCGTTGATGTACATACCGAGTAACGTAGAATCGTCGTCCTGAACGATCTTGTTCTCGATACAGTGAGCTGCGTACTGATGTGCCTCTACTCCTTGCTTAGTCTTCTGCCACGTGTACCACCGATTGACTAGACGCTCGTGATCGTAGTTGATCCAGTGGTAGTAGCTAGGACTGAGAAACGCATGTTCTCCCGCAAGTTTCAAATGCCGCTTGAAGTTCATCCAGAACCGCTCCTTCGTTCTCTGGACAGATGAAGGCAGCGAACGACATTTGGTCGAGCTGCTGAACGAAGTACTCCTGATTGGGCTGCCGAGGAGAAGTGAAAGACGGTTTCACCTCGAGCATAGCCCAACACTGGCCGTACAGAACAGTGAGATCGGGAATTCCCTGTTGATACGACGGATCGTTCTTCAGCACGAGACATCCAGGGAACCGACGCTTCAGTATCTGGATGAGAGTTGACTGGTACTTCGCTTCTGGGGTCACATACAAACCTCCCTAGACAAAAAGAAAAGGGCTGTCTCCTAATATATGCCATGTTTTTGCGCCGAGGTAATGTCTATTATGGGAGGATCTCGAATTCCTGAAAGAGGGGAAAGACATAGGTACGAAGATCGATGGACTCAACCAGATCCTCTTCCAGAATCCCGTACCACTTTGACGCTTCCGTAGAATCAGGAAACGCCTCACCCGTCACAATGTTGCGAATCGGACGACGAATGGGATAGGGATAGGGTTCGACAAACTGCCGGTTGTACTTCACAGCGAACCAACGCGGTCGCCAGATGAGATTGTTGGCCCGAACGTTGAACCGATCACCATCCATACAGATAGGCGTGTCGAAAGTTTCCGTTCCGCCTGGCACGAATTCGTTAGCGACCAACAAGGGCACTGAACGACGAAACTGAGTTCCGCAATACATGAGCCCTACCGTCAGCACACCATACTGATTCATGCTCAAACGCATGATCCGACCCGACTCGTCGTTACGCACCCTCCCCTTATCGCTCACACTGTACCGAGGGAACTCAAGAATCGGCCTCCAAACCTCCATTTGGCCTCCTTTTCAGCCTTGGGCAAGCCTCTGCCTTGCAGGGGACAATTCCCCTTGTGAACTGTGACACCAATCTTGCTCAGGAACTCTTATAGCGTAGCGTTACTAATATATATATTGACTTTGCCCGCTGAGAAAAGAGTAAAAAGCATAAAGGTGTCACAGCTCGTTTAGGTCTGCTCGGGACTCCTGAAATGACCTTTTCCCCTGCAAATTGCGATAAATCAGGGTGTCAATTCGAGCTGTAGATCTGAGGCAGTAGTAGTAAAGATCGGTAAAAGTGGTGTTTAGCCGGTCTATACGCCCGTGGGCCTGCTCCCAGTTCTTGTAGCTGTAAGTGAGGCTGTAGAAGGCCACGTTGTTACAGGTGACACAGTTCCAGCCCTCCGAACCGGCCACGTATTGCACCAAATACAGCCAATCTTCACCGGTGGGGGTATCTTCGTGCTTGTGACCGTTCCATTCAGCTACCAGAGTCTCATTTTGAAGCGTTCTAAGGGCCTCCAGCTCGTAATTGAAGGAATAGAACACGATGAGCTTCCGACGGCGCTTAGAAAGCTCCCTGATGGCCTCTAAACGGGTGGGATCGCTGTTCACCAGACGCCGCATGCAGTAGAAGAGCTCAGAGACGTCCTGAATCGGGCGATTCTCCAGATCGTTCCACCTCTCCTTGACGATCCGGTCGTACATCTCGCGGTCGTATTCCACGTGAATCGTCTCGTTGTGGCGCGTAGTAGCTTTCTCCATCTTGAGCTCTACGGTTATCCTCTGCCTCAACTGCAGCAAGCGACTCGTATTTACATAGTGAGAAACGACCGGGTATCTCATGAACGGCTTGTACACGATGTGTTCGCGTGAGAACTCGGTGCGATTCGCGTAGAACCCATTCGCCACGAACACAGGGATGTAGTCCGACCACGTATCGCCAGGTGTAGCCGAGAGCATGATCCAGTGGTTCTTCTTCGCAATCTTCAGGAAACTCTTCACCCATGTGCCACTTCCCACCAATCTCTGCTCGTCGAAGATGAAGAACGCTCCCTCGACGTTCTTGTACTTCTCGAGATTATTCCAGCTGTCCACAGTCAGAACCCCCGCCACGGATGCCTCGGGGGTTTGCCCAACGCCAAAGAGCGCGCCTTCGCCGAGCCATGTAAGTGAATCCCTTACCTTGGCTGTTGTGATGACGTACACGTCCTTGGGGTCTTCTCTGAGCATGTAGTAGGCCATTGCGACACGAGATTTTCCCGTGCCCACGCCACCCCACAGGATGCAGCCGTTGTGCATCTTGTCCAGGGCCTCTTCCTGATGCGGCCTGAGATCCGCGTCCACGGCTTTCATCTAAATCCAAAACCTCCATAAAAACCGGAGCCAAAGGCTGAATGATCATGCGTCTGGTCAGGATAGTGACCGTAATCTCGGTCAAAGTCGTAAGGGTTGTAACCATACGGGCAAGCTTCATGTCCGCACCTTGTGCA